ATGCTGGAACAAATGGGCATTGCCGCGAAGCAAGCCTCGTATAAATTAGCGCAACTCTCCAGCCGCGAAAAAAATCGCGTGCTGGAAAAAATCGCCGATGAACTGGAAGCACAAAGCGAAATCATCCTCAACGCTAACGCCCAGGATGTTGCTGACGCGCGTGCCAATGGCCTTGGCGAAGCGATGCTTGACCGTCTGGCACTGACGCCCGCACGGCTGAAAGGCATTGCCGATGATGTGCGCCAGGTGTGTAACCTCGCCGATCCGGTGGGGCAGGTAATCGATGGCAGCGTACTGGACAGCGGCCTGCGTCTTGAGCGTCGTCGCGTACCGCTGGGGGTTATTGGCGTGATTTATGAAGCGCGCCCGAACGTGACGGTTGATGTCGCTTCGCTGTGCCTGAAAACCGGTAATGCGGTGATCCTGCGCGGTGGCAAAGAAACGTGTCGCACTAACGCTGCAACGGTGGCGGTGATTCAGGACGCCCTGAAATCCTGCGGCTTACCGGCGGGTGCCGTGCAGGCGATTGATAATCCTGACCGTGCGCTGGTCAGTGAAATGCTGCGTATGGATAAATACATCGACATGCTGATCCCGCGTGGTGGCGCTGGTTTGCATAAACTGTGCCGTGAACAGTCGACAATCCCGGTGATCACAGGTGGTATAGGCGTATGCCATATTTACGTTGATGAAAGTGTAGAGATCGCTGAAGCATTAAAAGTGATCGTCAACGCGAAAACTCAGCGTCCGAGCACATGTAATACGGTTGAAACGTTGCTGGTGAATAAAAACATCGCCGATAGCTTCCTGCCCGCATTAAGCAAACAAATGGCGGAAAGCGGCGTGACATTACACGCAGATGCAGCTGCACTGGCGCAGTTGCAGGCAGGCCCTGCGAAGGTGGTTGCTGTTAAAGCCGAAGAGTATGACGATGAGTTTCTGTCATTAGATTTGAACGTCAAAATCGTCAGCGATCTTGACGATGCCATCGCCCATATTCGTGAACACGGCACACAACACTCCGATGCGATCCTGACCCGCGATATGCGCAACGCCCAGCGTTTTGTTAACGAAGTGGATTCGTCCGCTGTTTACGTTAACGCCTCTACGCGTTTTACCGACGGCGGCCAGTTTGGTCTGGGTGCGGAAGTGGCGGTAAGCACACAAAAACTCCACGCGCGTGGCCCAATGGGGCTGGAAGCACTGACCACTTACAAGTGGATCGGCATTGGTGATTACACCATTCGTGCGTAAATAAAACCGGGTGATGCAAAAGTAGCCATTTGATTCACAAGGCCATTGACGCATCGCCCGGTTAGTTTTAACCTTGTCCACCGTGATTCACGTTCGTGAACATGTCCTTTCAGGGCCGATATAGCTCAGTTGGTAGAGCAGCGCATTCGTAATGCGAAGGTCGTAGGTTCGACTCCTATTATCGGCACCATTAAAATCAATAAGTTACACATCATTAGTACCTTCCTTATTTTTTGACTGGGACAAATTTGGGACCGATGGGTTCAGGATCGAGTCTATTTGCCGTGCGTGTTCGGTAAGGTGATTAGGTGCAAGGTGAGCATATCGACGAACCATTTCGATAGACTCCCAGCCTCCCATTTCCTGTAACACTGACAATGGGACTCCGGCTTGAACCAGCCAACTTGCCCAGGTGTGTCTCAAGTCGTGAAATCTGAAATCATCAATACCAGCCCGTCTCAGCGCCGCTTTCCAGGCTGTGTTTGCGTCATACCGCATCTTCCTTACTGTTGGCGCTTTCGTTCCGTCTGGTTTGGTACAGCTTTCCTTGTACACAAATACCCAACGGTGATGATTCCCGATTTGTTTTTTCAATACGCGACATGCAGTATCATTCAGCGCAACGCCAATTGCGCGGTTTGATTTACTCTCTTCCGGGTTTATCCATGCCACCCGGCGCTGCATATCTATTTGTTGCCATTCAAGGTTGATGATGTTCGAGCGTCTTAAGCCTGTTGCCAGTGCAAATTCAACAACAGACTTTAATGGCTCCGGACATTCATCAATCAGCCTTTGTGCTTCATGGGGCTCCAGCCAGCGGATCCGTTTATTCTTTGGTTGAGGCACTTTAATAATTGGTGCCTTATCCAGCATTTTCCATTCACGCTCTGCGGCTCTTAGTAGGGCCTTTATAAATGAAAGATGCGTAGCCTTCGTTGCAACGGACGCTGGTTTTGGCGTGTATTCTGGAACAGGTTTCCCTTTTTTTCTGCATGCTTCTGCCCTGAGTTTCCAGTTTTCCTCATGACGCCGGTTCGTCATTTTCTGCATTGCTGAATAAATTTTTGATTCAGTAATGTCTCTTAGTTGCATTCCTGCGAAATGTTGAAGCCAGAATCCGATCCGGCTTTTGTCATCGTCCAGTGATTTTTTATGTGCTTTCTCTTCAAGCCACCTGACACACGCTTCCTCGAACGTTATATCAGGTATTTCACCAAGTTTGCTGCCCCGCCATGCTTCAGCCTTTAGCTTGTCATGGAGTTCTGTCGCCTGCCTTTTGTCCTTTGTTCCAAGAGACTGTTTAAATCTTTTACCGTTCGGCAATGTGAAACTGGCGTACCATATTTCACCTCTGCGGAAGAGTGACATTTTCTTTCCTCTGTTATGCCATCACCCGCGCTCACCTGGACAGTATGCAGCGGAGACTGAAGAGCCGCAATGCAGGCTTGTCGTGTTGTGAGGTAAGGAGATTTATTCTTAGTGGGATCTTTGCGTGTTGCCTGAAGACGCCCTGTGCGTATCCAGTTAATGGCAGTCGGTCTGGATATCTTGAGAAAATGACAGGCCTCATCGAGTGTGAGGCTGTATGGCTCCATTATTTCACCTCTTGCTGTGACATTGTTGAAAAATGGATACCAGCTCGTTGCTGCCAGACGATCCAACCGAGAGTCATATCCCATGCCATGTATTCGTTATCGCCGTTTTTTGCTCTCCGACGATCTACTAAGTCACCGAAACGCTTTTCCATGAATAATTCATAAGCTTCGCGTTCATCTGGTTCTACTTCCAGAGATAGGAGTGCGATTTCATAAGCACGGCGCTCAATATCGTCTCGCACGTCAAGGCTGCTGATACGCTCTTTAATTTCTTTAATCAGTTCTTTGTCGGTAAAAGTGGTCATTATGCTCCAGCCTCCGGTGCTTTTGGCATTACTGCCCAGTGAGTGATATTGACGTTTTCAAGGTCCCCGACCTGAAATGTCCACTGCCATTCTCCGGTTTCTTTTTGTCCCCAGGTGTACCAGAGAGAACGCCAGCCAATTAGCCAGCCTTCTCCGTTAGCATCGAATAACAAAACACTTTCATTTGCTGGTGGCAGTTCAGTTGACACTGGTATTACTTTGTTTTCCTGTGCTGCACATTTAGCTTCAAGCGCATCGAATTTACGCACTAGGTATTCAGCATCTGTTTCATTTACTTTCAGATCTCGCGGTACACATCTCCCACGAAGAAACCCTTCCATTTCGAAAACATTCATGCGCATTTGCGTAACTCCGATAACTCGTTAAAGCGTTCCATAAACATCCCGTAGGCATGGCCCGGAGCCAGTGGAATCACGTTGAACATCTCTGTTGCCGGGATACCTTCCAGTACAGGCCAGAAAGAGCCATCATCAAGCCCGAGATCGCGGCGTTCGGTTGCCAGCATGATGAGATCGGCATATTTCACGGGCGTACTCATAACTGGGGGTAACCCGTATTTCTCACGGATTACGGCGTCTATTTTTTCTTCCATTTGTTTATAGTCAGGAAGAAGGCGTTTCAGTGGTGCGGGAATGTCCTGGCAATACGCTTCTGTTGCATCATGCATTAACGCTTCAAAAGCAAATTCCTGCGGCACCAGCTGGCTGCAAAGAACCGCATGTTGGGCGACGCTGTAGAAGTGCGAAAGATGGCCGGCAAAGCGACAGATATTTGAAAGGGAAACCGCGATATCGTTAATATCGATGTCGTCTTTATTTATCCTGTCATAATAAAAATGCTTCCCGGAAAAAGTTTTAATAAATGACATTTTGTTCTCCACGTATATGCGCTGCACCGCGCTGAATTCTGGTAAAAAGAATCCCTCACCATCCGGCGATTATTGAGTAAATTACGTTTCCATAAATGCCCCCGCAGGGGCATTTGCAGTAATGAAATCAGGCGGTGAAAGTACCAATAAAGGTTTCTACTTTGCTGTCCTTGAATTTCTCAACAAGCAGATCACGAAATTCGTTAGCCATTTCTTCCTGCACCGCCTCCAGCTGAATAATGCGCAGAACCAGTACAGGACGATCGCCAGTGATAATACTGAGGCGTAATTTAAACGGACGTTCTTTCAGACCTTCAAACGGAACGCATTTAAATTCAAATGCCACTGGCATAATGTCTTTGGTCTTCGCTTCGACAGACTCCATCAGGGAGCGTTTGCCGCTGAAGTCATTATCTTCAAAATCAGCGGTCTGGTTTGCTTCAATCGTGATTTTACGGACAGCCGCAGCCGCTTTTGTTGCCTGAATAGCGTCACCATTAGCATCAAAGCCCACAAGATAGTCGGCCCAGTCTTCAATCCATTCTGCCAGTGACTTCTGGGAGTTACGCTCGCCGTTAACAGACAACAGAGCAGAGAACGGTGCTGTCTTTTTCAGTTTGAGTGTGGCGGTGTTATCTGCGTGACCTGGTTCATCAATAGTACCCAGGTTAAGCACACTGACGGCACGCATATTATCAGCATCGATAAAGCAGCGGGTGCCTTCATCTGCAAGATCTTTAGAATAACGGGTAAAGTCATCGATGCTGGCAGTGGAAAGCGCACCACGGAAACGGAAGCGATTTAAATTAAATTTTTCCAGATCATGAATGCGGAAATTCTCAGGCAATGCCACAGCATCGGCACCAATCTTACTGATAATTTCATTAACACCCTGAGCAGAAATAAGGGCATGGATTTGATTAATTGCGGTTGCGTCTAAGTTCTGAGACATAATAAGTCCTCACTATATAAAGATATTCAGTGATGAGATAAATAATCAGTTAATTAAAAACGATATTAACGACCTGCTGCGCGGAGTTTTCCGTCAGGTTCACCGGCAAGAGTCAGTAACTGTCCCTGGTCTTCCTGCAGAATAGTCAGGCGACCACCGCGATTGACATACATCGGCGTTTCGGTGGTGTCTTCTTCGGAAATTTTCCCGCGGTTAGTCGGGCGAACATATGAGAGTTTGTGTTTGATTTTCACTCGGTTCTCATCAAACGGTTCGATTTCCAGGTTGAGCGAGACCTTACCTTTGGTTTTCGTGTTCATCACACCGGAAGCGACTTCACTGAGAACTGCGCCGATTTTGGTTTCAAATACGCCGCCGTCCAGCTCCCCGATAAATGCCTGCACATCAGTACTGCGTTCGCTAGCCATTTTGCTGCTCCTCATCATATCGACCCTGCAAGGTCGGTTAGTTTCTCCACAAAACAGAGAAGAACACCTGCGGTGACTGCCGCCCGGATGGATTGGGTTATGAGCCCGTCGTCCGGTGATGCTCTTCTCTGTTTTGTAAAAAGGACGGTACCAGCCGGAAGCAAGGGTACAAGCTGGTACCGCCAAGACTACACACAGCATAAAGTTGTGGTGCCGGGTGCCTCCCGGTGCCTGGCGAAGGTTGCACACCAGGCGGGTGGGTATCCACAGAAGGTCGACTGTCAGCCTCAACCTTAACCCGCGTGCGCTGAGCCGCATTCACCACAACGCTAAGGATTCTCTCTGGTTGAAAATACTTAGCTGTTATGTGCCTGCTTTTAGCCACATCAGGCGAGGTGGACCTAGTTATTCCCCAACAACAAGGATTCGGTTAATCTGGTTATCCCCAACAACGCAAAAGGAAAAGAAATGTCCGGTAATATCTATACGCTGTACAAATCCCACTGTGAAAATGTTGGAAAGTATCGGGGCATTGAAATCAGTGGGGTAGTGTCATCAGTCGAAATAAGCAAAGTTGAATCAAGGGCAACATTACTTACTCTTTTGGACCTTGTCTTACATGAGCACCGGAAGAAATTCGGCACTCCCTATAATCAGTTGAATGGGAAAAAGGCTCTGGTTCACCTTATTCTGATGAAGCATCACTGGATGCCAAAACAGATTAATGAGATGAAATTTGATGAACTTCTTCTTTCAATTCAGGATGAACTCACACTTGATAAAATAAGCGTAACCGCCCAGAAATTTTTAGATTATCGAGACTGGAGATCACAAATTCATCACTTTGATGATTTTGACGAAAATGAATGGGATCCTAATTTGTCTGCACAATATCTAAAGTAACATCCTGTGATAAAACCGTGATTTCCTGATCCAGTTTTTTTAAGGAGTCTATTGTTTCCTGTCGATAAGACAGCACTTCACGAAGCTGGTTTATAGCTGCCAGCTTCTTTGTCATCCACTCATAAATTTCCTCATCTGTGTAGCCAGGCGCGACGATTTTGGGTTCTGTTTTGTGCATTTCACATCTCCTCAAGTTATCAGTTACTTGTTGATGGGGACCAGATTCTTAAAGAGCTAAGCGTCCTGTAGGGCGCTTTTTTGTTGCTAACGAATCATCCTGGACTTCATATGCCCCAGGCGGCTACTTCGTGGGCGTCCTGCCTGTTCGTTATCTTTGATATAAAATCTAACTTAACTTAGTTATTATGGCAAGAGAAAACACCAAACTTTTCTTAGTTCGGTGCCTTAGTTAGAGAAGAGAGGTCTTAGAGTTCGTATTGAACTCCTTTGACTACACCAATGATAAGGCAATTACCATTGATAGGGATGTTGGGATACCGAGGATTTAATGGCACTAAAAACTTTTGAGGGCCATCGATGACTAATTTTTTTACTGTAGCTTCGTTTGTTCCATCAAGTCGAGCGATGACTATTTTTCCATGACGAGGTTCTGCATCTGGATCTACAATCACTGTTGCGCCTTCTGGTATTGTTGGGAGGCCATTAGGGTTAGTCATGGAGTCACCTTTAACCTCTAATGCAAATGAGTTATCACCAATCTTTAATGATGTATCTACCCACTTGTCCACTTCACTAAACACTTCTGCTGCCCTGCACTCAGTAAACTGCCCAGCCTGAACCCACGATATTACAGGAACTCTGCGCATGTTTGTGACGAGTTTGCCTTCAAACTCAGCACCATAAAGAATGTAATCTATTGACGTATTGAAGAACTTCGCTAATTTCGAAAGTGCCTCCCCACCAGGGGTATTGATGTCTTTCTCCCAGTACCCCACAGCAACGTCGCTTACTCCACAAAATTTACCCAATTCTTTCTGGGACGTTCCGGTAACTCTTCTCAGAGCTTTTATACGCTGACCAACCGTTTCCATAGGAGCACCATTTCTTGAATTGCTAAGTAATCTTAGTTTTTATTGACCAAAGATAGATTTGTAATTAGCATCTAATAAAACTTAGTTTGGAGGGCGTATGACAACTGACGATATCGAAAGCTACTTCGGCAGTATTGAGAAAGTTGCTGCTTTTTTCGGCATAACAACTGAAGCCGTTTATCAGTGGCGAAACCGTCCGGGCCAGTTAATTCCAAAAGGACGTGCAGCAGAAGCTGCATATAGAACTTGCGGACGGTTGCCATTTAAACCTGAGCTTTATGAAAAATCTAATGGATAAATCGATTAACAGAAACCACAGAACGATGAGGCTAACCGTGGGTAAGCATCACTGGAAAGTAGAAAAACAGCCTGAGTGGTACGTGAAAGCTGTCAGAAAAACTATCGCAGCGTTGCCGGGGGGTTACGCTGAAGCAGCTGACTGGCTGGATGTAACAGAAAACGCATTATTTAACCGCCTTCGTGCCGATGGCGATCAGATTTTCCCGCTGGGATGGGCAATGATTTTGCAACGTGCTGGTGGAACTCACTTCATTGCTGACGCTGTGGCGCAGTCTGCAAATGGCGTCTTTGTGTCTCTTCCTGACGTCGAGGATGTGGACAACGCCGATATTAACCAGCGCCTGCTGGAAGTCATTGAACAGATTGGCAGTTATTCCAGACAGATTCGTTCGGCAATCGAAGACGGTGTGGTGGAACCGCATGAGAAGACAGCAATTAACGACGAGCTGTATCTCTCAATTTCGAAGCTGCAGGAGCATGCAGCACTGGTCTACAAAATCTTTTGCATTTCAGAAAGTAATGACGCCCGCGAGTGTGCAGCTCCGGGCGCCGTGGCGTGTCGTGACTGTGGAGAAACTAACGCATGAACAGTTTAACAACACACTACCGTCGCTCGCAACTGATTGCGCTTCCTGTACCGGGTGGAAAAGCGAAGGTGGAGTATTGCTATGCAGTTAATGTACCAGGTGACAGGGAAATTGTAACCCACAGCTTTGCTGAGTGGGCTGTGGGTGATTTCAACCGGCAGAAGGAGACAGTCCTTTGCGACAAGTTAACCGCTGGTTCAAAGATCACTACGGAGTGCCCGTCAGAGTCATTCGTTGGGAGCCGGAAACACAACGAGTTATCTACCTCCGCGAAGGCTATGAGCATGAGTGCTTCAGCCCGCTCGAACAGTTTCGTCGTAAATTCAGGGAAATAGAGGTCGGTCATGAGCACTAAATTAACCGGCTATGTATGGGATGGTTGCGCTGCATCAGGCATGAAATTATCCAGCGTGGCAATTATGGCCCGCCTGGCTGATTTCAGTAATGACGAAGGTGTGTGCTGGCCATCAATTGAAACCATTGCCCGCCAGATTGGCGCGGGAATGAGTACCGTCAGAACGGCTATCGCACGGCTGGAAGCAGAAGGCTGGTTAACACGTAAGGCGCGTCGCCAGGGTAACCGCAATGCGTCGAATGTTTATCAGCTTAACGTTGCGAAGCTTCAGGCAGCGGCATTTTCTCAACTGTCAGATTCTGACCCGTCAAAATCTGACGCATCAAAATCTGACCCGTCAAAATTTGATGCGTCGAAATCTGGCAAAAAAGCGGGTTTTCACCCGTCAGAATCTGGCGGGGATCCGTCAGTAAAATCAAAACATGATCCGTCAGATAAAAAAACTTCTCGTCCGGACGCTTCGCAACCGGACACGCAGACGGCTGAACAGGAGTTTTTAACTCGCCATCCTGATGCGGTTGTATTCAGCCCTAAAAAGCGCCAGTGGGGAACGCAGGATGATTTGACCTGCGCACAGTGGCTCTGGAAAAAAATCATCGCCCTGTACGAGCAGGCCGCCGAATGTGACGGCGAGGGGGTTCGTCCCAAAGAACCGAACTGGACAGCCTGGGCAAACGAAATTCGCCTGATGTGTGTGCAGGATGGTCGTACTCATAAACAAATCTGCGAGATGTACAGCCGCGTCAGCCGCGATCCGTTCTGGTGCCGTAACGTGCTCAGCCCGTCGAAGCTGCGGGAAAAATGGGATGAGCTTTCCCTGCGCTTATCGCCGTCCATCAGCACATACACAGAAAAACGCGAAGACCCGTATTTCAAATCCAGTTACGACAACGTGGACTACAGCCAGATCCCGGCAGGATTCAGGGGGTGAGCATGAGTCTTTTGAATGAAGTTCAGAAATTCATTGAAGCCCATCCGGGCTGTACTTCCGGAGACATTGCGGATGCTTTTGCAGGTTACTCACGGCAGCGCGTTCTGCAGTCAGCAAGCAAGTTACGTCAGAGTGGGCGTGTGGCTCACCGTTGTGAAGGGGATACACGCAGACATTTCCCGCGCCTGACTGAGAGAGCGCAGGAGCCGGAACCACAACCAGTTCGTGAAACCAGACCTGTGCGCAATTTCTATGTCGGCACTAACGATCCACGGGTGATTTTGTGCCTGACCCGCCAGGCTGAAGAACTGGAGTCCAGGGGCCTATACCGTCGTGCTGCAACGGTGTGGATGGCGGCATTCCGTGAAAGCCACTCCCAGCCAGAACGAAACAATTTTCTGGCGCGTCGTGAGCAGTGCTTACAGAAAAGCAGCAAGCGCGCTGCATCGGGTGAAGAGTGGTATCTGTCAGGGAATTACGTGGGGGCGTAATGACGACGTTAACTCAATGCCAGCAGCAGGTGCTGGATATGCTGATTTCTTATCAGAAAGAGCGTGGCTTTCCGCCAACCAATCAGGAGGTGGCAACCATGCTGGGATACCGTTCGGTGAATGCAGCGGTGGAGCATCTTCGCGCACTGGAGAAAAAAGGCGTCATCACGATAAAGCGTGGCGTGGCACGGGGGATAACGCTTCATACCGCTGTGAAGGACGACGACAGCGAGGCGGTCGGGATTATCCGCGCACTGCTTGCCGGTGAGGAAAACAGCAGGCTGCGTGCAGCCCACTGGTTACATGAGAGGGGCCTGAAAGTATGAAGCTGATTCTGCCTTTTCCGCCCAGCGTGAACACGTACTGGCGACACCCCAACAAAGGGGCGTTTGCTGGTAAGAGCCTGATAAGCGCGGCGGGGCGAAAATTCCAGAGCGCGGCGTGCGCAGCAATAGTTGAGCAGTTACGTCGTCTGCCGAAACCAACGTCGGCACCTGCTTCAGTGGAGATCGTGTTGTTTCCTCCGGATAACCGGATCCGCGATCTGGACAACTATAACAAGGCGCTGTTTGACGCCCTGACCCACGCGGGTGTGTGGGAAGACGACAGCCAGGTGAAAAGAATGCTGGTGGAGTGGGGACCGGTTATCCCGGAAGGGAAGGTCGAGATCACTATCAGTAAGTACGAGAAAACGGCGGGTGCAGCCGCCTGATTAAGAGGAGAAACGAAGTATGAATAATCTGATGGTTATTGATGGTATTGAAGTTCGTCGTGATGCTTATGGGCGTTACAGCCTGAACGATCTGCACAGGGCTGCTGGTTCTCTGGATAAGCATAAGCCTGCATTCTGGCTCCGCAATGAGCAAACTGAACGTTTAATAAGCGAGTTGCAGATTTGCAACTCGGTCAATATAGAACCAGTTAACGTTATTCGTGGCGGAAATAACCAGGGGACGTATGTCTGCAAAGAACTGGTGTATGCCTATGCAATGTGGATCAGCCCGTCATTCCATCTGAAGGTGATCCGTACTTTCGACATGGTAACCAGTGCACCGGAAAAATTATCCGGACAGGCTGCTGACAAGATGCAGGCTGGTGTGATTCTGCTGGACTTTATGCGCCGGGAATTAAACCTGTCTAACTCTTCAGTGCTTGGAGCCTGTCAGAAACTCCAGGAGGCTGTTGGCTTACCGAATCTGGCACCGCGCTATGCCATTGATGCTCCTGCTGACGCGCCTGATGGCTCAAGCCGCCCCACGCTGTCACTGAGTGCACTGCTGAAGCAGTATGGTATCCGCCTGACAGCTAATCAGGCATATCACCAGATGGTGAAGCTGGGGATCGTCGAGCAGCGCGAACGATACAGTCGTACCGCGATTAACAACATCAAAAAATTCTGGTCGCTGACAGCGAAAGGCTGCATGTTCGGCAAGAACATCACCAGTCCCGCAAATCCGCGCGAGACGCAGCCGCATTTCTTCGAATCCCGATTCCCTGAGCTGTTAAAGCTGCTCGATACCGTTCATTGAGGTGACCGTGAGAGCGCTACTGACCCCTGAAATAGCCCCGCGTATGGGGATCGTATTGTTCAGACCAGGTTCAGAGCTGATGCCCCTGTTTATGCAGGGGCGTGTACTGCTGGAGCCTGAGCCGGAACGTTATTCATCTTTCGCCAGTGGTGCCGTTCCCGCGGCATCACAACCGCTGGCGGATGATCCTGCTGTTCGGGCCGTGTTCCGCAATGAGGCAGTGATCCGTCGTGCTGGTGGCGTGGAATGTCTTGAAAGCTGGTTACTTCGTGAAAAATGCTGCCAGTGGCCTCATTCCGACTGGCACAGCGAGAACATGACCACAATGCGACACGCTCCGGGCGCAATCCGTCTGTGCTGGCACTGTGATAACCAGCTGCGCGATCAGTTCACGGAACGGCTGGAATCAATGGCAACGGATAACTGTGCCCGCTGGGTGTTGTCTGTTGTGCGTCGGGATCTCGGTTTTGATGATAGTCACGTTGTGACAATGCCGGAACTGTGCTGGTGGCTGATTCGTAATGACCTGGCGGATGCCTTACCGGAAAGTGCAGCCCGTAAGGCACTGAGATTATCAAAGCCTGTTGTGCCGTCTGTCACCCGGGAAAGTGACCTTGTGCCTTCGGTTCCTGCCACCAGCATCATCCAGGATAAGGCGAAAAAGGTGCTGGCGCTGAAAGTGGATCCGGAGTCGCCGGAGTCTTTTATGTTACGCCCAAAACGTCGCCGCTGGGTTAATGAAAAGTACACGCGCTGGGTTAAGACACAGCCGTGTGCATGTTGTGGAAAGCCTGCTGATGATCCCCACCACCTGATAGGTCACGGTCAGGGTGGAATGGGTACAAAAGCGCATGACCTCTTTGTGTTGCCTTTGTGCAGAAAGCATCACGACGAGCTGCATGCGGATACCGTGGCATTTGAAGAGAAGTATGGCTCCCAACTGGAGCTGATATTTCGTTTTATCGATCGCGCGCTGGCGATTGGTGTGTTGGCCTGATTTGGTGGAGAAAGTTGATGCGTGATATTCAGATGGTTCTGGAGCGTTGGGGGGCATGGGCGGCTAATAATCATGAAGATGTGACCTGGTCGTCCATTGCCGCTGGTTTTAAGGGATTAATTCCTTCAAAAGTAAGATCTCGTCCGCAATGCTGTGACGATGACGCGATGATCATTTGTGAATGTATGGCTCGCCTGAGAAAAAACAACAGCGATTTACATGATTTATTGGTGGACTATTATGTTGGCGGCATGACTTTTATGGCGCTTGCACGTAAGCATGGGCGATCTGATTGTTGGGTTGGCAGGATGCTCCAGAAAGCTGAGGGCGTAGTGGAGGGCATGCTGATGGTATTGGATCTCCGATTGGAGATGGATGCTGATTGTTCGAAATAATTAAAGGAAAAGTTGCTGTCTGATTCTCATTAGTCTAACATTTTAAATGTTGGAATCGCAACGTAGTTATTATCATATAACAGCTTGTTTCCTGATTTAGCCAGCCTCCCCAAAGGCTGGTTTTTTTCTAATAAGTATTATTTCGGGTAGGGATTTTATTGTTTAACCCATAATAATTCATTGACATTGAATCCCAACTTTTGAGCGGTTCGCACATAGTCTGCTTTTACTTTATCTGGAATAGTTGGGGTCCTTGCCAGAATCCATAGGTATTCTCTGTTCGGACCACTGACAAGAGCATACTTATACTCATCATCCAGTTTGATTACATTATAGCCACCATAGAAGGGGCCAAAAAACGAAACCTTCAACGCTGCAGTTTTAGTATCTCCAGTAAAGTATGCTTTACCTTCGCTCTCGCTCCATTTATTTTTCGTTGGATCGTATCCACGGTTAAGTACACGAATCCCTCCGTCGTTCCGTTTTCCATAAGTAGCGCTGACCTGTTCCAGACCACGTTCGAACCGGTTCTCGAGGCGAGCTATTTCATACCATTTTCCGAGGTAGCGGTTGGCGTCAAAATTTGTAATCGGCTGCACACCTTTAGGTGGTGTCGGGGCCTTACATGCTATAAGAGTGAAAGAGAGTGCAATGCCAGTCAACACAGGCCATAACTTCATAATAAATCCTGTACTTTTGATAGTTGAAAGTAAGTATGAAAGATAGATGATTACGACCGATCACTTAAAGAACTTTCATACTATATTAGGAATAGTCCATAACAGAAAAATTGTCAGTGATGACGCCAGAAAGGCAATTTATTCCGTGCACTACACAGTTTATCTGTTAATGAATTAGTCAAGGGGGAGGATATGATAAAAAAACCTGTGATTGGAATCAGCGGTTGTTTGGCCGGTTCTGCTGTTCGTTTTGATGGTGGTCACAAAAGAGCTGACTTTTTAATGGACAAATTAGTGGAATGGGTAACATTCAGACCAGTATGTCCGGAAATGGCTATAGGGCTGCCAGTTCCGCGTCCTGCTCTACGTCTTGTGCGCTCGACGCAAGGAAATATACGGATGTGTTTCAGCCACGACCAGAATGAGGATGTGACAGAGAGAATGACAGAGTTTAGTCGTTCTTATATGGACAAATTAAAGGATGTATCGGGGTTTGTGGTTTGTGCTAAATCTCCCAGCTGTGGCATGGAGCGCGTGCGTGTCTATGATGAAAATGGTAATCGAGGTCGTAAAGATGGAGTGGGACTATTTACGAGCACTTTGATGGAAAAGTTTTCCTGGCTACCGGTTGAAGAGGATGGGCGATTACATGATCCAGTGCTTCGTGAGAATTTTGTTGAAAGAGTTTTTGCTTTGCATGAACTCAATCACCTTTACAAGGAGAGATTATCAAGAAGAGAGTTATTAGCTTTTCATAGTCGTTATAAGCTTCAGTTGTTGGCGCATAGTCAGGCAGGCTATAAAGATATGGGACCATTTGTGGCTGCAATACACGAGTGGGCGGACCTTGAATCATACTTTGAGGTGTATCGTGATAAGCTGATGGCGATTCTCAGAAAACCTGCATCACGTAAAAATCACACGAATGTACTGATGCATATACAGGGGTATTTTAGTAACTACTTAAGTACACGCCAGCGTAAAGAGTTGAGCGAGGTTATACTTAACTATCGTTCTGGCACATTGCCTCTTCTTGCGCCGTTGACTCTGCTGAAGCATTATCTGGGTGAGTATCCTAATGATTACTTGCTTACACAGAATTACTTCGATCCCTATCCGGAAGAACTGGCTTTAAGGCTGATGGTGAATTAACTGTATGCGATATCATCTGAAAGTGATGAGTTCCTGCATGCAGGATATTTACAATCGTAAAAACTACACTATGATACCCATAGTGTCAGTTTGTATAAAAATCCTGTTCACGCTGAAGAAAATATTGAGATGCAATTTAATGTTGGTAAATATACCAGCCCCAAAATATTTTATTCAATCTGTTTTTATATAAAGATATTTCAAGTGAATATTAAGAGCATATAATATTATTATTGCACGCAGCTATTATAATATAACAGATTAGTTTAATGATTTTTTGCGAGTTAAACACATGCTTTTATAGTTGTGATGCAATGAGATTTTCCTTATTGTTGAACTGGCGAATATTGATTATCCACCTATACTTACCTGGTGTAACCCCAATGATATCAGGTGGATAATATGCCATACATATGTTCTATGGTGATGCCTCTAATTAGTTGAATCTGATGTATAATACGGGCTTTTGAGGTTATCTCATGGCCAGAGTTAATATTCATTGTCCCCGTTGTCAGTCAGCTCAGGTTTACCGCCATGGTCAGAATCCTAAAGGCCGTGACAGATTTCGCTGCCGTGACTGCCACCGTGTGTTTCAGCTCACTTATACTTATCAAGCACGTAAGCCGGGTATGAAAGAGCTGATCACTGAAATGGCCTTTAATGGTGCCGGGGTTCGCGATACCGCCAGGACACTGAAAATTGGTATTAACACCGTCATCCGGACTTCAAAAAACTCGCGCCAAAGCGAATAACTTCTTCTCCTGTTGCCCATGCTGATGTGGCGCTTATCTGCGAGCTTGATGAGCAATGGAGCTACGTTGGCAGTAAAGCCCGGCAACACTTCTGGTACGCGTACAACACCAAAACAGGCAGTGTACTGGCCTACACTTTTGGTCCCCGAACCGATCAAACGTGCCGGGAGCTACTGGCACTGCTTACACCCTTCAACATCGGCATGCTCACCAGCGATGACTGGGGCAGCTATGGCCGGGTGGTGCCGAAGAATAAGCATCTGACCGGAAAAATATTCACCCAACGCATTGAGCGTAATAATCTGACGCTACGCACCCGCATTAAGCGGTTGGCTCGTAAAACAATCTGCTTCTCACGCTCAGTTGAGATCCACGAAAAAGTGATCGGAGCGTTTATCGAAAAACACATGTTCTACTAATTGGATGTACTACCCGTGAGAGAATATATCAACAATGTTTCTGTCAGGGTTCAGTTGAATATCAATTCGACTGTCACGCCATAACTGTTACTACCTCGAGTATAAATATTCAGAGAACGGACTTATTAACCATAAAAAATCACCTGACGGAAAATTTACTAATTTATGGATTGTGATATTATTAAAGAGTAAAACCAGCCAGCCGAGGTATTTATGGAAAAAAATCAGGAAGAAAGGAAAATCCCCGTCATTGTAATGAAAAAACGTCGTACCTTTTCGTTACCTTCCTTATCCGAAAAAACAGATATTATCGAATCTGCATTTACTGAACAGGCAGCAGAATCAGCCCCCGCCGGAATAAATTCATCTGCCGTCGAAACACATATCCCTGAAGCACCAGCCAGGAAGAAGAAAAAGAAAAAACGCCGTTTCCCACGTCCCTCCCACTGGACCAGAGAGTATACTCACGAGTGCGTGGAAAAAATAAAGATCCTGTTTCCTCATCTTCGTGCTGAAGGTGGTGGATTTATTCCCCTGAAAATTGGCATAAACAATGATATTTCAGCATTTCTGGCAGAACACCCGGAGACAGAACTGACCATGGACGAATGGCTCTGTGCAGTGTCCTGTATCACCTCACGCCGTGTATATCTGCAGCGGACAGCTGTCGCCGGCGTCCCACGCTATGGTCTGGATGGTCACCCCAAAGGGCAGGTCTCAGAATCTGAAGCACAGAGTGCCGGTCGCAGACTGGCGACATTAGAACAAAAGTGGCTCAGGATGCAGGCACAGCAGGAGAATATTTCTGGGCAATAAACACTCCTGATAACAGCTGGACATTACGTATCAGAAAAATGTAAGCGTACAGCCTGAACCGTCTGGTCAGAATCTGACGAATTAGACAAAGTGGTGTCCACCAAATAAGTAGTGAGAACCAAAGTGTCAGATATGCAGAAAAATGTGACTCCCGGCAGGCGAAAAGGCTGCCCTAATTATCCTCCCGAATTTAAACAGCAGCTCGTTGCTGCCTCCTGTGAACCCGGGATATCCATCTCAAAACTTGCTCTTGAAAATGGCATTAACGCCAATCTGTTGTTCAAATGGCGACAACAATGGCGCGAGGGAAAGCTGCTATTACCTTCTTCAGAGAGCCCCCAGCTACTTCCTGTGACTCTCGATGCAGCTGCCGAACAGCCAGAATCGCTCGCAGAGGACCCGGAAACCCTCAGTATCAGCTGTGAGGTAACGTTCCGGCACGGGACGCTCCGCTTCAATGGCAATGTCAGCGAAAAGCTCCTGACTCTGCTGATACAGGAACTGAAGCGATGATCCCGTTACCTTCCGGGACCAAAATTTGGCTGGTTGCCGGTATCACCGATATGAGAAATGGCTTCAACGGCCTGGCTGCGAAAGTACAAAAGGCGCTGAAAGACGATCCCATGTCCGGCCATGTTTTCATTTTCCGGGGCCGCAGCGGCAGTCAGGTTAAACTGCTGTGGTCCACCGGTGACGGACTGTGCCTCCTGACCAAACGGCTGGAGCGTGGGCGCTTCGCCTGACCGTCAGCCCGTGATGGCAAAGTGTTCCTTACGCAGGCGCAGCTGGCGATGCAGCTGGAAGGTATCGACTGGCGACAGCCTAAGCGGCTGCTGACCTCCCTGACCATGCTGTAAATCTCTTTATCCTGGTTGTCACAGAATAAGCCCGGTAAAATACGGGCTTATGAAGGACATTTCTTCTGACGACATCTTCCTGCTGAAACAGCACCTGGCCGAACAGTAAACGCTGATCCACGCCCTGCAGGAAAAGCTGAGCAACCGGGAGCGCGAAATAGACCATCTGCAGGCGTAGCTGGATAAACTCCGCCGGATGAACTTCGGCAGTCGTTCCGAAAAAGTCTCCCGCCGTATCGCACAAATGGAAGCCGATCTGAACCGGCTTCAGAAAGAGAGCGATACGCTGACTGGTAGGGTGTATGACCCGGCAGTACTGCGTCCGTTGCGTCAGACCCGCACCCGTAAGCCGTTCCCTGAATCACTACCCCGTGACGAAAAGCGACTGTTGCCTGCGGCGCCGTGCTGCCCGAACTGCGGCGGTTCACTGAGCTATCTGGGCGAGGATACCGCCGAACAGCTGGAGTTGATGCGTAGCGCCTTCCGGGTTATCCGGACGGTACGGGAAAAACATGCCTGTACTCAGTGCGATGCCATCGTGCAGGCACCTGCACCTTCGCGGCCCATCGAGCGGGGTATCTCCGGACCGGGGCTGCTGGCCCGTGTGCTGACCTCGAAGTATGCAGAGCACACCCCGCTGTATCGCCAGTCAGAAATATACGGCCGGCAAGGTGTGGAGCTGAGCCTTTCACTGCTGTCGGGCTGGGTGGATGCATGCTGCCGGCGGCTGTCTCCGCTGGAAGAGGCGCTTCATGGCTATGTCATGACTGACGGCAAACTCCATGCCGATGATACCCCGGTCCAGGTACTGCTGCCGGGTAATAAGAAGACGAAGACCGGGCGGTTGTGGGCGTATGTTCGTGATGACCGCAATGCCGGGTCAGCGTTGGCACCTGCAGTGTGGTTCGCTTACAGCCCGGACAGAAAAGGCATCCATCCGCAGACTCATCTTGCTTGCTTCAGCGGTGTGCTGCAAGCGGATGCGTACGCCGGGTTCAACGAGCTGTATCGCAATGGTGGGATAACGGAAGCTGCCTGCTGGGCTCATGCCCGCCGAAAGATCCACGATGTGCACGTCCGCATCCCGTCAGCACTGACGGAAGAAGCCCTGGAGCAGATCGGTCAGTTGTACGCCATAGAGGCGGATATAAGGGGAATGCCGGCAGAGCAGCGGCTTGCTGAACGTCAGCGAAAAACGAAACCGCTGTTGAAATCCCTGGAAAGCTGGTTGCGTGAAAAGATGAAGACCCTGTTCTTCGGCTCTGGCCATGGTGGTGAGCGGGGAGCGCTACTGTACAGCCTGATCGGGACGTGCAAACTGAATGACGTGGATCCAGAAAGCTACCTTCGCCATGTGCTTGGCGTCATAGCAGACTGGCCGGTCAACCGGGTCAGCGAACTGCTTCCGTGGCGCATAGCACTGCCAGCTGAATAACACATCCCCGTCAATACGGCCCTCGCTGTACGCTTACGTTTCAACAGCGTTTGTAGAGTCAACAATCAACGAAGTGATCGCCCGACGAATGGCCAAAAAGCAGCAGATGCAGTGGAGTAGAAAGGGCGCGCATTATTTGTTACAGACCAGAACTGCAGTCCTGAATAACGAACTACAGGACAAATTTGCCAGTTGGTATCCCAGTTGTACGATAGACGCTCAGAGTAGAGGGACGTTATCCGCGATGGCAGCATAGCTACTGCCCCAGGGTTTTTCATGCTCTCCACAGACTACCTGAAGGGGCCTGACAGGCCCCTTCAGAAGAAAAACATCTTTGATAACAGTTATTATCAGAAGTCATACCGGATACCCAGTATTCCTTCCGCATCTGTCTTAAAGTAACCATCAAAACTGCTGTTTACTTTTGCCTGCACTGACAGTTTCTCAGTCAGCTTTCCGTTGATACCAAACGAAACGGTATAGCGGTCAGCCTTCTCTGCATCATAGTGACGGGCTTTCCAGTCATCACGCAGGGTCATTCCCGGCATATCGTTCAGCGTGATATTCCGCCAGATACCTGCCTTCAGCGTCATATTTCCGGAGACTTTTTCTGCCTCAACCCCGGCTTTCAGCCACAGGGCGTCGCCATCATGAAGCTCCACGCTCCGCTCCCGGCCCTGCAGACGATTTCCGTCCACCCGGGCACCGTTCAGTGAAACAGTCGGTGTTATCGACATATCAAGGGGGGCTGCATGCATCTTCCACCCACCACGGATACCCGCTGTCAGGATATGGCTTTTTGCCCTGCCGGACAGGTCACTCAGGTCTCCCTGAATAGTGTAATCTTCAGACAGCTCCCGGTATCCGGTCATACCATCCACAAACAGACCACCGGCAAAGGATTTGCCCGCCAGAACATGCACGCCCCACAGGCTGAAATCATCCCGGTAGCCATCTGCGCTGCTGTGCCCCCGGTAAAACTCTGCCCCCATCCCCCACCAGGCGTTACCGGCAGCAGACTGGCGGAATCCCACATTCAGTCCGCTCTGATTGAGGCTGAAGTCGTCATATCCACCATGACTGTACCCTGTCATGGCCCATGCTCCGCCGTCTGCATCACTGTTATCCACCACCTGTGTCCAGCGGTCAGCAGTGTCGCTGAGAATGAACTCACGGGCGGCAAACATGGCACGCGCTTTCTTCAGAAGAGATGTGTTATCCGAGCCCTTAAACAGCGTACTGCCATTCACCGTCGTGCCCGCATTCTCTGCCAGAGAATCAGAGGAAGGCGTGACACTGCTGCTGTTATTTCCTTCAGACACAACACCATCTGCCTCTGTACTTCCTGTTTCCGGTGCAACCGGAGAGGTTGCATCTGTCACATCATCACTGACATCCGTTGATACCTGAGATTCAGTTGTTCCGGCATGACTTTTCAGTTGCCAGTAAACCCTGCCGTCTTTCTCCTGCACCTGTGTGTCAGGGGTATAAACAGTAAACCCCCTGTTCAGGCTGGCAAAGGAGAAATACCCGTGAGAAGTTCCGACCGGTGCAGATGCCAGAGTCAGGTCATTTTTCAGTGTGACAGTCTGGTCAAACAGGGAGGACAGGTCCAGTGTGTTATGTCCGCCCGTTGCCTTATTCAGGATATCAATCCGGTCCCCCGTGTTGTCGGCTGTGCTGACACCCATGGCGATATTCATACTGCTGGCGTGCAGTGTGTTTACCGTCAGCGTTTTCGGCGACCAGTTGTCTGTCACAAGGGAGAGCGTCCCGCCTTTGCTTCTGAACGAATCCAGTGTGGAGCTTTTCGTCATATTCCAGTGACTCCGGCGCGACAACTCCACATGCGAGCCGGTATGACCGCTGATATCACCATTAAAGGTTGCGTTCATGATATCCAGCGTCGTCTTCCCGTTCAGGACAGCACTACCATTAAACACGCTACGGTCTGCATCCTTCACCGCTTCTGATGTGCCTTCTTCCAGCGTAAACGCCGTGCCGTTACCATCGTTTTTGTCGATAAAAACCCGGCTGTCGCCCAGTGTGATCGTCGAATCTGTTGCCTCAACCATGGTGTTCAGCGTGGCATTGCGACCAAGACCAAAATCAGTGTTCTTCAGTGACAGCCTGTCAAAGGTAAAACTGCGGTTCTCCCAGTCCTCCTGACTGAATGACGTGGGCTGAGTCAGAACCGAATGGTCTCCACTGGCAGCCAGTTTGTCAGCCACAGACTGAGTATTGTATGCATGGATAACCGGATGCCCCTGCAGCGTCAAACGCCCGTTTTCCTGGGTGAATGTACCGGAGATATCCGCAGCTCCGTCCATCACCAGAGCACCGGTAACGCCTTCAGGCAGGCGATTGTCCACATTCAGATTGCCTTTCAGTTGTCCGTGAAACAGATACCCTGCAGTATTGAAACGGTCAGCTACCAGTTTCTGTGCATCCCCCTGACTGTGCCCCACAAACTCCCAGGTGGCGTTGCTGCTCTGGTCCGTGGGGAAATAACCATAGGTGCTCTGCTTCAGGATGAAGTAATCCGTCGTATTTGTGTACGGGTTATTGTATTTATATAAATTTCCGGCAGTTCCTTTACCTGATTCCGACCAGCCATTCAGTGCTACTTTGTCAGCCCGCAGGGCATAGTCCAGCGTGATAGTGGCCCGTTTATCAGCGTTATTCGCCAGCACGGCACCATAATCTGCCGCCTTCAACTGATGAAACGTCAGACTGTTACCATTAACATCCAGTGTGCCCCCACGATATCCCCATGAGACGGTATCCGGATTTACCTGCCGCTTATCAGTCAGTACCACGGTCGGCCGGCCACTGGCAATATTAACACTGCTGAACGCCTGCACCTGTCCTTTATTGTCCGCCTGCTGGTTCAGTACAACCTTTCCGTCCCCGACCTTCAGGCCACCTTCATTAATACCTGTACCCTGTACCGTCAGTGTACCTTCACCAATTTTATGCAGGTTATCGCCCTTAACACCATTAACCTGCCAGTTTACGGACACCCCGTTGTCCACAACAATACCGGCACCGGTCCAGGTACTTCCGTTAGAGGTTGTTACTGTGTAATTATCACGGAACGTCAGGGAACCCGCCCCCTGAGAAACCGAGTCCTTAAGGTTAATCTGACCATTCTGCCCCTGAAATATCAGGTTCTTACCAGCATTCAGGTCATTTCCCTGCTGCCCGTGCATGGCATATGTGGTGGTTCCCTGTGTCAGCGCACCAGCTCCGGTACTGCTGTTAAAGCTCCACTCCAGTGCACCACCTTCCGATGTTCTGAACGTGACCGGGGCATCATTGTCTTCATTAAATTTCTGCCCGATAAAATCCAGTGGAATAACAGCCCAGTTATTTCCCCTGCCCCCCGCGCCATTCCCCGCAGTAAGAACACCGACCAGCACCCATTTATTCTGAACAGTATCAAAAGCAAATAAAGGCGAACCGCTGTCACCGGCCTCGCCATAAATGGGCATTGCACCATTAAGTTTGTAATCAAAAACCAGACCTGAACTGGTGCTAATCATTTCTCCATTCTGATAGGATGACAGGCTACCGACAGTCCCGCCGGTCAGCCAGGAATATGCATCTCCCATTTGTGTCAGCTGTCCGTTACTGTCCTTAATATACTGAGTACCAGACCCCAGACGATAAAAAACAGGATAGCGCTCCTTATCCAGATATGCGCCAGCCACTGCCCCCTGCGCCGTCACCGCAGTAGGGGCAACCTCTGTCACCAGTTTATCCAGCCGGGGGGCATGAAAATCCAGTGACGGCGCATTATTCCGGTCCACGATATTGTAACGGTTTTCACCATCACCAAAGCTAACGTTTGTATATCCCCCGTTATGTTTCACGCTGGCGATATACTGCGGGTTTATCAGTGTCGCCACACCGATTTCCGAATCCACAGCACTGAAATCAGGCATAGCTGCCTTATCCAGCGTACCGACAAGTTCTCCCTGCTTATTATAAATAGCGATATTCGTTGCCCCCGGGCGGAACATCCCCTTATTTTCAGCAAAATCACGAAATAACTGATACCCGAGTTCATTATTGACCGTTCCCGCAAGACTTCCTGCAGAGAATAGTACCGGGATCAGTAATAAAACCGGGAAACACAGACGTCTGACAGACTTATGAACACATTTCCTGGCAAACTCAGATACGGCAATAAAGCCCCGGGCCACAGCGCTGTAGCGAAGAGAATAAATTCTGTTCATTTTTAAATTAATCCTGAAAAAAATAAAATCAGTATTACTCAGGCATAACGGATAATCACCGTCATCCCTGCCCGCCAGACTGACTGCCCTGTCACCGGTTTACTGAAATGAAGATTAAGAACTGCACCGGAAGAAATCCCGAGCGCATATGCACTGGAATAAAACCAGCCTTCACCCACCAGGTCCTGATAACCGCTTTCATCAGTAATCACCGGTGAGTCAGACACTCCCGGAACGCCCTGTTTCAGCTGTGTCCAGATACTTTCTGCGGACACTTCACCTTCCGTCATCCGGGAAATGAAGTTCAGTCCGTCGGCGGTGCGCCACGTACTACTGTCGGGTACGCCGCCATTAAAAACATAAGCATCAGCACTGTTATCCCCCAGCGTCTGGGTGATTCTGGCACCAAAGCCATCCTCTTCTGCCCACGCAAGCGCCCCGAAAGCCTGAACTTCTGCTGCCAGTGTGCCTGCTGTCTGAGTGTCCCCGGTGACGCTCAGTGGCAGAACAAGCAGCCCCTGTCCCGGCGTGCCTCTGGCCCACTGAATATGGATTTCGCTTCCGTCACTTCCCTTCAGCTGAATAACAGGAACAATACCAGCGCCGGATGTCTCACTACCCTCAAAAGCACGGGCTGATTTACCGGCAAGCAGCAGAAGGTCATAAGGCGCACTGACCGTCAGACGGGTTCCGTTACCGGTCAGCTCACTGATTTTGTTGCTGAACCCGGTATATCCGCCGGTTTTCCACAGCCAGGGAGGAAGTGAATCATCATAAGGCGTGATGGTCCCTCCGAACGCCACAACTCCCTGAAAATCTCCGCCGGACTGCCATCCGGTACCAGCAGAAACTTTTCCGCAAATTAATAAAGAAAGAGAAAAGACAATAATAAGTAAAATATCAATTACAGCATTCTGTCGCACGTCCACTCCCCTCTGAGACTCCTTCATCTGTATTATACAATCGTGGTGAAATTTCTTTTATCTTTCTGTAAACCTCACTGAAGTCATCTTCCACCATCACATAACCTTCAATCCCCCTGATATGAAGTTCACAAAAAACACCCTTCTGAAGAACGAAACTGATGTCTTTTATATTCCCCAGAAGATTTCGCCCCTGCCTGCTGACAAAGTGAATAAACAC